TATTTGCCAGTTGGTCATCGGAATTACGGCGAAAAGCAGTGACAGTAATAGCACTGCATATATTGATGGAGTCTGGACACCGCCTGAAGGTGAGATGCTAATGCTTGATGATTTAACTGCTGAGAAATCCTCAGAGATAGTTAATCAATTTGCCGCAGACCAAAATTGGTGGAGTGGGTTAGACGCACAGTTAGAATCTATACAACAACAACCGATTAGTCCTGAGAACTTTGAAGCTCCAGAGATTACGGTTGATACTACTGTTGAGCCAACGCCAGAACCGGATCCGGTTATTCCAGATCCAGTAGTAGAACCTACTGAAGACGAAACAGTTTCAGAGGAAGGAGGAGAATAGTCATGGGAAAAAGTTGGGGTCAAAGTGTAATTGATGCTTATAGAGGTAAAAGAGATGATGACAATGATATAAACATTAATTTCGACCAAGCAGGAACAGATTATTCTGCTTTACTGCAAGCCGGCCTGGGTGGGCAAATGTCAGTTATGGATGATCTGATTAGATTTGAAAGTCAGATTAGACCAAGGATGGCAGAGATCGAGATGGATACTTTGGAACGTATGTTTCCAAGGCAAATGAATCTTTATCGACGGATCATGCCTGAGATGACTGCCCTGGAAAACCAAAGCACAAGAGACACAAGAGCTGCAGAGCTTGCAGACATTGAAAGGTTTGGGCCACAACTCCAGGCTGCGGCGGATAGGTTACGTCCACAGCAAGCTCAAATGATGGACTTGATGAATAGGCAAGCCATTGCTGGGCTGCAAGCTGGTCAAGAATTGTCACCATATGAGAGTCGATTAAATGAACAACGAACAGGCAACATATTTGCCAACAGTGGACTGTCTGGGTATGGGCCTTTAGAAAGTATGACCAGGCTCGAATTGAGGAACAGAGCTGGTAGGCAAAAGGAAGAAGCTGCAAGAAGATTTGCACATCAACAAATGCAGGTAACTGCAGCAACGCAATTGGATGTACCACAATACCTAACTGGCAGAGTTAGCAGGACTCCAATCAACATTGCACCAGGTGTATTTAGTCAAACGCAAAGTCTATCCCCTGGGCAAGTATTAAACCCAGACGCTCAAGGAATATACGATTTGGCTGCAATGAATATGGGTGTAGATATGTACAATCAAGGTAATAATAGAAAGTCCAGGTATACACCTTTTAATACTGGATTTGAATTTGGTTTTTAAGGAATAAAAATGGCAGAGTTATTTGATAGTTATAAGGGAGGAGCATTTAGCAGTGTGTTACCATCAATGCTAAATGCTGCGATGCAAAGAAGGAATAGGGTACCACAATACAACATACCTAGAGAAAGGCCGGTGCAAAGTTCTGGGTCTGTAGCTTATTCATCTAATAGACAAGCTCAACGTGAGCCATTTGCCTACATGAAATGGCAGGATGAAACCCTGGGAGCAACAATTGCTGGGATTAATAATTTAAGAGATCTTAGTAAAACGGAAACTGAAACTCGCCAGGTAGAAACTCATCCTGCTGGTGTGTTAAAGGGTACTGTTGAGGTAGATGAGTACGAAAAGTTACTTCAAATTCAAAACGATTCTAAATCATTAATAACAGATTTAGAATCTGCATCTAAAGATATTGAAAAGAAAATTTTAAATTTTCCAAAAGGTGATTTAACCCCAAGTCAAGAAGCTCAAAGGGATCAATTAAAAAAACAATTTAATCAGCTACAAGAAAATAAATCGCAAACTGAAGGTGCGTTATTTAGGTCTGAAGAATTAATTACTGATAATATTGCCAGGGGTGGGGGTCCAATGGTCACTGGTGAAGTTACAGAACAAGTCCAGGTACCAGCTACAAATGCTGAAAAGCGTGAAGCAGCAATGAAGATGGTTACAAATCAAACAGGACTTGGAGGTAAAGAGATGGCTGCGTTATACGCTGAAATTGACAAACTGTACCCTGAACCGAAAGTTGCAATGGAACATCGAACTCCAGATGGTAAGACTCTCGGCTGGACTCCTTATGGGACTAAGCAAGTTATACAAAAAATACCTGGATTTGATGCCCAGGCGTTAAATTTAGATCAATGGGAATTAGGTACTGCGAGTGTGGATCAGTATGGTCAGGTTAAATATAATTATAAGCCTAAAGAAACTCCAAACCGTGTAGTTAGTTTCCCTGGGATGCCTAAGATGTATGCTGTTTCTGATCAAAGTGCCGCTGCAATGAATGAGCATCTAACTAATATGCCATCGATGATGAGAGCTATTGATAGGTTACTTAATATAGCAGAGCAATCACAGTTCAACGTAAATGTATTTAATAAATTAGACCCAAAAATTAGAGCAGAAGCAGAGCAGTTGCAGATAATGTTAATTGGTAAAATTCGGGTGGCCCTTGTTGGGCCTGGGGTTGTTTCTAATTTTGATTACGAACAACTTCAAAAAGCTGCTGAAAATCCAACTGAAATTTTTAACATGAAAAGTTTATTAACAGGAGGTAAAAGTGCAGTTATTAAAATGCAAACTTTGAAAGATCAAATGAGTCATGCACTCATTGATAAAGCTGTAGCTGCAGGATTTACTATTCCAAGAGAGGATGGAGGAAGATATAGATTGCCAGTTGATTACCGTAAGTTTGATAGTGTAGAACAGGCTGAAACTTTGGGTTTTGGACACGGTGATGTTGTGTTCGTTAAAGGTCTGCCAGGATTTGAAAACACTTATAAGAGAATTAAACTTAAAAAACCACAACAAGCACAAGGAGGTAGGTAATGCCACAGCCACCGCAACTAGGTTATGAAATACTAGAGGATGAGCCAGATATTGGTTTAGGTTATGAGATACTTGAAGACGATGAAAATGTTATCTCTCAAGAGAATTATGATTTTGTAGATGAAAACGATAATGTCATTGACCGCAAAACTATGGAGGAGACTCCTGAGTTTGTAGCGGGGTTAATGGCCGATCCAAATTTTAATCCTACGCAAAAACAATTTAATTTATATAAAGAGCATAATTCAGACACTCCCTGGGCAGAGGTGCTAAATAATACTGTAGATTATTTTGGGAGTTTAATTGCAAACGGTGTTGAAGATTTATCTGATTTAGCTGAAGAGACACAAGGTATTGCAGCAGCTCCAGCATTAGTTGGAACGGTTGCTGAAGGGTTTGTGCAGGGCAACTCCGGTTTATACCAGGTGATTGCACAGAGCCAGGATCCAAACTCATGGGCATTCAAAACAAAGAAGGCAATCATTGAGGCATGGGATGGAACGCATGAAGGCAGTGTCGCTAAAAAAGTATTATCAAAAGGTGGAGCTATGTTAGCCGGCCCAGCTTTAATGCTTGATGCTGTAAATTATTTTAAAGGCAAAAAATTAACCCCCGCTGAAAAAAAGGCAAAAAGGGACAAAGCAGAGTATATGCAGTTCATGCTTGCAAGAGAATGGGCTAAACACGCTCTAGAACTAGAAGGTGGTGATACTAATTTAATAGGTGAAGCATTAGCTTCATATGGTGCAATTAGTAATGAAAAAATAAAAGATCTACCTATTAAGGGTAGAGCTGCAGCCATGTTAGGAATGGGGTTTGATGCATCTACATTTGTAGGTGGGGCAATTGTTACTGCCCCAGGGAAGGCTGTAGGGAAGGCTGCAGGAAAAGCGTTAACAAAGTCAGGTAGATGGGCCAAAGGAGTTGGTCAAACTGCAGGAGAGGCAATTAACAATTTTTATTCTAATGCGGCTGAAACAATTGCTAAAGCTGCACCGGATGTTGATAGAGCAACTACAGAGGCTGCAGTGGCTGCAGCCACTGGCACTTCTAAGATACGAGCTTTAGGTCAATTAGCAGGAATGCCTGGAGAAGTCGTTGAGGCTTACGGTAAGACGATGGAAAGAGGAGCTAGTAGAGTTCCTGTCTTAACTCAAATACAAGAGGACATGGCATTAACTGGAGCTACCAGGAGAGCAGCATTTCTTGCCGAGCAAGTGCCTGTTGTTCCAGGTTTGATTAAGGAAGGTGTTAAGCAAGTAAGTGCTGCAGGATCTGGGGCTGCAGTTGGAGCTGGTCTTGGTTACTGGAGTGAAGGAACTGAAGGTGCTGTAGGCGGGGGTGCTTTAGGAGGTGCTTTAGGAACTGCAGGGGGAGTTCTTGGTAGAACGATTAGTAAAGTTTCCGGTGCGACTAAATCAGCTAATGTGAAAGGTGATTGGGCTAGGTTCACAGAAAGTATGGATCCAGAGACTGCAGCCAGGAATGAATTTTATGCGGGAGATACCCAGGTAGGTAAAGAGAAGGTCATGGATTTAACAACATTGGCCAAGGGTGTTACCGCTCAAGATGTAGATGTTATTTTTAAAACTGGTGAAGAATGGAAAGATCAATTTTATGATGTCAAAAGGTCTGGTCCATTCATGCAAGATGTAACCAAGATTGTGCAAGAAGGTGCTGGTGCCCATCTAATTGAGGGAGAAAAGCCGGCTGTATACATAAACTTGGATTATGAAGGTCCGAATTCTTTAGCACATGAAATTGTTCACGCAATGTCAAACCTGGATGGAGTGCAGGATCAATTAAGCACACTACAGAATATGCTTATAGGCCAAGCTGCTGGCACTTCTGGAGCAAGAGTAACTAAAGGTCTGTTAAATGATGCTCAAATCAAACAAGCCAAAAAGGATTACAGAGACAAATTGTCTGACCCTAATAAAGACAGATTTGATAAGATGGATGATGCCTCTCAGGAAAGAGCAATGGTTGAGGAGATTGCTGCAGATTATTTTGCTTCATTTATAAATAAAGGGAAAAGTGATTTACTATTAAATACTAAGAAAACCTGGGACGTAAGTTCTAGGGAATTTTGGAGAGGTCAACTAGACAAGGCTTTATTAAATCATGCTGACTCAGTATTCGGGAAAATGCGAAACTCTATGCTTCGTGGTTTTGGTCAAATGTTTGAGCCTGTGACTGGCAAAGTTGAATCTGATTATGTAGGCAAGAATGGTGAGCCTGTGACGATGAGTGCTGAAGTTAATGCTGCTCTTCGTGAAATGATTCGTGGGAAAAAAATCATTCGTGAAAAAATGGATCTGCACAATGATCCAAACCGATTTGTTTTAAATCCCAGGTCAATGTCACAAAATGAAATGAACCAGCTTGGATCTCATCTGTCACGAACAGGAATGTTTGATGTAGATGATAAAGGCCGGCATTTCTTAAAAGATGATAAGACTTTGATGGATGAAGAAATAGCTGCGGCTGAAAACATAGTCGAAGCCCTAGAACAAGCCGGTGACACCACTGATCCTTCAGTAGTTCAAAGGATTATCGAGGATGATGGCAATGTGACTTTCTCTGGTGGCAAGTTTTCTGAAGCACAAGTTAAGTTTATTGAAAACCATCCAGACATTGATCCTAAACTTAAAAAGCAAGTTAAGGAGATCAATGATAACATGGGCAATGGTAATCAAATTTTAATCGATTACTATGCGGCAACAAAAAATCGTTACCGGAAAAATAAGAAGACCGGCAGACGTTACCGTATGAGGGTTTACAGTTCTGGGATAAAAGGGCGAAGCAGATTTATGGTTCCTTATTCCTGGGAAATTTCTAAAGCAGGAAATCTATTTGTAAGATCTTTGGATGTCTCCCAGATGGAAGCTAAGTTAGGTAAAATGAAAAATCACCTGGAACCCTGGCAGGGTAACAGGAATGCATTTTGGCAGGATGTATTAACTTATACTCGTAACCTGGACAGAGAAAATCCAATACCAAGTAAAGAGCTTTTTGGTAAAGAGAAACGAAATATTCTTAATCAGTTTTTTAATGCCAGGGGGAGAGAGGCAACAAACCCATTAGCACTTGGTAAGACAATCAAAGATAAAGATTTTTTAATACGATCATTTAGAGCTGATCGTATTGCTAAATGGGATCCAAGACCTGACAGGGATTTCATTCCATTTAATGAAGATATCTATGCATTGAATCAGCAAAATTTCATGCCGAAAGGGGATGTCAGTACCTGGCATCGAGATGCTGTTGGTGATGTTGAAGAGAATCTAAGACTTGCACAGGCAAGAAAACCTAAAACAGGAGTTGCCAAAAATCCTGCAATTAGATTTGAAGATGCCCAGGGTAAACCAATTTACATAGGAGCTACAGAGAAGGATGGTGGTAAACCTTTTGCTGGATGGGCTGAAGAAACAAAGATCTGGTTATCACCAGAAGAGATTAGTGCGGCTCGTCAATGGTATCGTGTACTAAACACTGAGTTTGAAAGAGTGTTCGGTAAACAAAAAGCTGGCAGGATGATGATGAGCTGGTTAGGGGCACAACAAAATGCTTCTCCCATAGCTGCACTAGCTAATGTTTTTAGGGTGCAAGATAGGCTTGCTGGAATTGTAGAGTTAGATCCTAAAACTGGTAAGGTATTAAAAGGTGGTTTAGCAGATGAAAAGATTCAACAGATCTTAACAGGCAAACTGCCGAAAAAAGGATTCGGACCAAAGCTATCAGACTTTGTTGATAGTGCTTATTTAAGAGAGACTCGCACCTTCATGGGAGGTGACAAAGCAGGAGGCAAACCTTTTGTAGCAGATGTACACACTGGTCGAGATTCTGGTCATGTGGATCACACAACTTTGTCTCGTTTAATACAGAAGTCTAAAGATGGTTTATTTATAGATGGTCAGCCTGTTAAAATCACTCCACTTGAAACAAAAAAAATAAAAGCAAAAGACAGGACACAAGAAGTTCCTGTTAGAGTGGGAATTGAAAGAGCTGATGGATCCAAGCAGGAGCTAACCAGTGACATGATTGGTTCACCTGGTAGTACACAATATGAGGGTATTTCTGTTTGGGGGAATAAACTTAGCGATTGGCTTAACGAAAATAATTTTGAAGGAGGAAACTGGAGTCCACTTGAAGCACAAGCGGCAGGATGGATGAGAATATTGAGGCAATACGGATTGCCTGAGTCAACTGTAGCTGAAGCAATGGTTACTAATACTCACCGAATTAGTGCAGAAGTTAATTATGATTATTCACAAGGACTTTCAAAAGAGTATCCAGTATTTAATGAGCTTCCACCAGATGTTCAGCAAAAAATTACTAGAGATGTACTTACTCAAGCTACTAAAGATATAGCTAAGATTGTTGGTGGAAGTTTAAAAGTGCAATCCATTAAAACTGGTGTCGGATATTGGCAAGGAACAAAATCACCATCAGTTCAAATATTTTCATTAGGATCTCCTGCTGCTGCTGGAATTTTTAGAGACAGTCTTGCACTGGTTAGCCAGCAAGGTGGAACCTTGTCAGTTCAGTTTGGCAAAGGGGGCAAGGATAAAAGAGCAGTTAAATTTAAAAGGACTAATGGCCAAGCGTTAACTCAAAAACAAATTGATTCATTAATGGAATCAATTAAGGGAGATAAAAAAGCCATGCGTTTAATGAGTGGATTCAGTGCCCACGCCACCCCAGATGACAAAGGTCTTCTGATTGCAGGGCTTACTGCAAAGGGAGAAACCTATGTAGAAAAGATATTGACTGATTGGATGAAGCGGCACAGGATTGATTTAGATGTTGATGGTTTAAGTGCCGTCACAGAAACGACAAGTAATGACTGGTCAGTCCAAAGAAACGGGGAAGGGTACCTTCCGAAAATTATCGAACGAGGAGGCTCTGAAAGAGCTAGGCTCGTCGATGATTACCGTAAAACCTACGTCCAGCACCTCGAAAACGCCTTCCAAGAACACGCCCCAGGATTACTCGATCCCACCAAGGCCCAAGAAAGAATATTAGGATCTGTAGATCCTCTCCCAAAAAATTTACAAAAAGCCCAAGGTGTTATTCGGAACCATTCTGGTTCGGAAGATGTAAATTATTTACCAGTTGATGGTAATTCTAAGACTAGGCGTGTACAGCAAATCTATGCTCGAAAATCTGGAATTGAATACAAACCACACGGTGGCTACTTCCCAGTAAATCCTGACTTGCTTTCCCAGGTTGCAGATTGGTTCCAGCAACAACCGCATGAGCCAGATAGTCCTGTAGTCCAGGCAAGTTACAAAGCTCTTAGAGATGAAACCCTAGCTCAATTTGATGCACTAAAAAAAGCTGGATTAAAATTTGAAGCCTGGAAAGGGGATGGTGAGCCTTACGCAAATTCCAAAGAGATGATGAAAGATGTTAGAGACAATAATCATATGTGGTATTTTTCTACTGACAAAGGATTTGGTGAAGATTCAATCCCAGGTGATCATCCAATGCTTGAAGAGATTGGTAATGGAATGGTGCTTAATGATGCTTTTAGAATTGTACATGATTATTTCGGGCACACTCCCCAGGGATTCCAATTTGGACAAAGGGGCGAGTACAATGCATACCTTGAACACTCATCAATGTACTCACAGCTTGCACAAGGTGCATTAGCTGCAGAAACCCTAGCACAAAACGCATGGGTAAACTTTGGATCGCATTTAAGGGGTCTAGATGGACGTGTACCGCTTGAAGGTGAGTCTGGGTATGTTCACCCTAGAAACCGTCCATTCGCTCAACAGAAGGCAACTGTGGTGCCAAGTGAAATTTTAAATGCGGCTGCGGCTGACACAACCTTTAAGCCTAGAGGGAAAATAGGTGATTCTGAATTTTTAGAGAATCAAATTGGTTGGAGAATTGTTAAAGCTGGAACTAAATACAGAGTTTATTCACCAGACGGTTCAATGGCTGGAGTTGGCAAGTCAATTGAATCGGCTGAAAAAATCGCAAATAAAAAAATAGGAAAATAATATGGCAAGAATTAAAGGTGGGCAAAGATTAATGCAGATGTCGCAACGGCGAGGCTCTGCTCCTCAAGCACAAACCAGGACAATGGTTCCTGGTGGAATGGCTGACAGAATGCAACAAGGTAGAGGGCCAGTAGGTGGAATACCTATGGCTGAACCTCAACTTAGACAAACTAAATCTAAGTCTGGAGGTATACTAAAAAATTTCGGAAAAAGCCTCTCAAATGTATTCGGCAAGATCTCACAAGCCTCTCGTTTGGCAAGACAAGCAGGAGAGATGCAAAGAATTGAAGGGGAGCTTGGCGGCATTGCAGGTCAAATCGATGGCATGACAAAAGCTAAACAACAATTTGACCAGGGAGTTGATGAATTGTCCCAGGCAATTGTTCAAAACCATATTGAAAGTGTGGGCTTGGATGCAATGATGGGAGAGATGAAACAGAACCAGGAAGCTCAAAGAGTTATGCGAATGATGCAAACACAAGCTCGACAGTCAGACACAAGGCCAAGTGATATATCTGAGCTTAATGCATTAGGTGGTGGAGTTCAGGCGAATCAACAAAGTAATCTTATTCCTGCCAATGCAGTTAATTCTTTAATGAATAATCAAAAATCTGTTGCTGATTTTAAAGGTGCAGTGAACGCATATTCACCTCAAACTGGATCTGACTATCCAGAATTTGATTATGGCGAAGATGCTTTATATGAATTTGACAGATTGATTGCAGCAGGAGATTCATTGCCTGACTTTATTAAAATAAAACAAGGCAGAGGTAGATGGAGGGTAGTTGATGTAGCAAAAGAAATTCCTTCGTTTGCTCCATTTGTGAGATCTTCCTCAACGGAAAAACAACGCCGCGACATTCAATCTGAAATTAAAAGATTATCTAAATAAGAAAGATGAGTCTTGAATATTCCAAAACCGAAACGCATTCGCGTTCTTAATCTTTCTTGGAAAATAGAATTTGTTAATGAGGCTATTAGCCAAGCGAGTAATTCGCTTGGTTGGTGTGATTACGAGCGGCAAACAATCAGCTTGTTTGAAGGTCAGCCAGATCAGCAGATGGCAGATACGTTTCTGCATGAGGTTCTTCACTCGATATTTTATGGGATGGGCATCGATGTTACTAAGGATCTGGATGAAGAGGATTTAGTTCAAAAGATTAGCACTGGGCTTTGCACTGTCTGGGCTGCAAATCCAAATGCGTTTCGCTGGTTCCAAAGTTTATTATGAAAGGCTGGAAAAAATTTGTAGCTTTCGGAGACACTCATGGAGACATGAACCATGAGCCTAGCGTAAACAGTCTTATCAAATTCATAGATCACTTTAAGCCTGACATTAAAATACACGTTGGAGATCTTTTTGATTTTAGGGCACTACGCCAGGGCATCAAAGCTACTGAGTGCGATGCATATGATGACCTTCAGCGAGACACGCTAAGGGGATACCAAATCCTTGAGAAAACTAACCCTGATATTCTGCTCCTGGGAAACCATGACCACAGGATTGTAAGAGTCGCAGAAGAACATGCAAATGGGATAATCAGAGGAGCTGCCCAGGAAGGGGTTGCCAAGCTGGAAAAGTTTTGCCGTAAAAATAAAATACGGATATTTCCCTACCATTATGAAAAAGGTGTTTTTGCACTGACTGACACATTGCTTTTTGTTCATGGATATACAGCAAGTGTCAGGGCTGTAAGTGAACACGCTCAACACTTTGGGAGTGGTCCTGATAGCAGTGTTGTTATGGGACATTTGCATAGGATCGAAAGGCAGTCCGGTAAGTCTCTGGGAAGAGCCACGGGTTATTCAATTGGATGTCTGGCTGACTTTGAAAAAATGACCTATGCCCAGCATCGTCTCGCCACCTCGATGTGGGCACACGGTTTTTCCTACGGAGTTTACAATAGCAAAAGCCATAGAGTTTGGCTTGCTGAAAAGACAGGAGACAAGTGGATCCTGCCCACAGGAATTGAAGAATTATGATGAGCGATTGGATAAAAATTTTATCTCAGTTTGATGAGGAAGAAGTGCCCGAAGGTTGGGCTACTACTAGCCAAATTTCTGAAGAATTAAAATTGCCTATGGAAACTGTTTATAAGCGTTTGAAGCGAAGGCTTGCCAGGGGTGAAGTTGAAAAGAAATCGTTTATAATGAAGGGTAGAAAACTTAGCATCTGGAAACCAAAGAAATGTTAAACAATTACTGTCACCCACTGTCACCCATTTTGTCACCCAATGACTGACAGTTTGAGGTGTTTAATGATGCTTGGTGACAGTTCACTGAACGCTGTTTCTTAACAAACAGCGTTTTCTCTTAGTAAAAAAACAGAAAAAAGTTTCTTAAACTGGAACATTGATATATCTGTTTTTCTTAATAAATAAAGCGTTTTTTGCATCTCGTAATTTACTGTCACCCATTTTGTCACCCTTTTTTGTTGCCAAGTTTTTAAATTTGTTTAACATTTCGCCAGCCACCGGAAGGGGTTCTGATGGCAGAAAGGTACAAGACAGTATGAAAAATACAAAAGCAAATCGGCTCGCAATTCGCGAGGCAATCCTTAAACAACACAAGCATTCTGGTTGGTCAATTGATCGGCTAGAAAACTGCATCGTCTGCAAGACAGAAGGTGCCAGGGCAAACGGTAAATACTTCTTCGACTTGAAGATATTTAAAGGCACTGCAGCAAGGCCTACTTGCTATTACACCTTCTCTACATCTCAGCGTAGAGATGAATATGCTCAAGGAGTTATTGAGGGCATCAATAAGTGGGTTGAAAATCGCAAGCCAAAGAAGGCTGCGAAAGCAGAGGATCACTTTTATGTTGGTGATGTTCTCTACTCATCCTGGGGTTACGATCAAACTAATGTTGAGTTCTACCAAGTGGTAGGTGTCAAGGGTTCTTATGTTTCCTTTATTGAGGTGTGTCAGAATTCTTCTGACTTTCATGGTTCACCTTGTGGGGGATTAACACAACCTCGTAGAAACGAGTTTGTAGAGGATGCTCCGGTTATTAAAAAACTGGTTCAAGGTGATGGTACCGTTAAGGCACCAATCAGTGGCACTCTTTCTAAATGGGAGGGTAAGGCAATTCGCACCAGCTCATATGCTTGAGCTGGAGGGGCAACAAGAAAGGAATACAAGACATGACACTGGAAGAAAAAATTCTTAAAAAAGGATCTCACACATTTAAGGTGAATAGTGAGAAGCATCATATCACTGCAACCGATAAGGGTTACCATTATCGAGGCACGACTTTCCGTTTGCGGTCAGGTAAGTGGTATGTTCGTAGAAAGGGCAAGGGGGGATTTGATAAATCATCTGGAACTGCAGACCTAGCTACAGCAGTTAAGTTTGCTGATTCAATTCTAATTCAATTTGGCAAGGATCGAGGCGAGGCAAAGATCAAAGCAATAAAAGCTCTGGAGTCTGCATCGAGAAATGTTCGTACAGTCCGTGAGATATTTAATCTGTATTGGTTTCTTACTGATCGTAAAACGAAGAAACAAGTGTTTAAGGATTTCCTGGCTGCAAGTTATATTGGACAGAATAAAGAAGCTTGGCCTATATCTCCAGGGGATCCTGGGGCACAAAAAAGTCGTAAGGTTCTGGATATAGATGAATCATCAAAAAAGAAAATTGTGATTACAAGTGGTCATAAGTTTGTTGAGGCTATTCTGAACCAACCCATCGAGGACGCTTGGAACGATGATGTCACTGCCAGGTTCAAGCAGTTCACTCGTAGCCAAGCTCAATGCGAAGGCGAGAAAGGTAGCCAGGAATATGAGCTTGTTATTTACAATGAGAATGCACGTCTTGGTCGTGCTAAGGCTTTGTTCACTAAGGAACTAATTTCTGGCGAGAACAAGGCTGAGACATATCAGCTTAGTGATCGTGAGAGATTTGCGGTGAAATCTGCTAACGACATTCCTCAAATGGAGTGCAACTACAGTGTGCATTATGTTCCTCCTGCCGATGGGACTCATGGACAAAAAACCTGGGAGTTAACTAAGCGGGAGTTTCAGCATTTTGCAAACTCACACTTACCGGATGAGCGTAATATATTCCGATCAATATTACTTGGTTTAAATGGTGCCTTTAGAAACTCTGAGATTACTAAATTGAAATGGTCAGATATTCATGGGCAATTAATTTCTTTAAAGAAGGGTCAACGGAAAAACAAAAAAGGTAATACTATCCAATTAAGTAAATGGTCTTTAGAGCAGCTCCTAAAATTAAAAGACAAAAAGCATATTGATAATGGAGTTCGTATTGAGGATGTAGCAAATGCTAGTGGCTTTTGCCGGTCAACTACACAGGCAGTGCTTCATGCTCACCACCGTTATGAACTAGGTTTAGACAAATATCTAGGCCAGGGAGTTGCGGCTTGGAAAACTGGATGGAGCAAGAAAGCTTATAAAGAAATCGTGGCTGTAGCTGATTCAATTAATTATCAATATTGTCCACGCAATGGACAAGCACCTAAACTTGATGGCAGTGAAGCTGAAGACTTTGTCCTTGAAGGAACTGCATATCAGAGGGGTGAAGGCAATTGGAACCGAGTGAATGCTTTTCTTTTAGGTATAGGATGGAAAGATCCAAATGGTGGACAGAAATTGTTTTATAGGCTTAGGAAGCACCTTGGGTCCATAGTATACCAGAAGCTAGGTGTTGAGGCTGCAGCGAAGCTGCTAGGCAACTCTATTGCAGTTGTGGAACGTCACTATGCAACCTATTTCGACGTGATCGAAAATGATTGGCTAGATGACCTGGGGGATCTCAGTAAGGAGGACAATGTTATCGATATTATTGATAAAATTGTTGCAGCTTAAAACACTAATTAAAGATTGTTCCTCTCCCTAAAAGCTTTCATTTTTGGAGAGCGAGGGATCGAATCTTCTAATTCCTGTTTAAGTTTTGTTATAAACTCCTCTAGCGTCATGCCATACTCCTCTGCCGCAGCCTTGAGTACTTTTGGATTTGTTTCGTATCGAAACTCACTAATTGGAGGGAGTTTATCTTCATCTTTTTTCTTAAATAGATTTAGCATTTTTTGTATAAAAAATTATTAATTATTGGAATCCTTGGGGATAATTATTTGCGGTGTCTTTAATTTTACGATTACGCCATTTGTTCTCAATGTAAGCTTGAGTTTGTTCGCAATCGCTATTCATTTGATCCACAAAATTGCTCCATGCGTCTTGTGTGGCTTCAGGAGCATTTTCAAGGACTTCTTCAAAATCTTTTTTAGCCAGATAGGCGTTCACTACATCTTTTTGTAAAAATTTAAAGCGTTCCGCTAGCCATTTAACATACGTCAGATCAGTTTCATTTTCTATTAACATAGATGCATGAACGTGATTTTTAGAATGAGGAAATCCATCAGAAATTTTTTCAGCACCCATATATTTTGCTCCCTTCCATTTCGCAGTCAGGGTGGGTTTGCTAAGAATTACAAATCCTTTTTTAGTAGACAGGTGAAAAACTAATGCATCTGGTTTTCTTAGGCTTTCAAACTTTTCATGTTCCTCGGTTGGGTAATCCGACATCTGATATTCAGTGTATCCAATGTAAGCTCCGTCATCAGAATATTTTGCCACACACCTTAAAATAAAATCACCAAACTGATCCGTTCGTGGGTCGTTTTCAATTTTCCAATGCCACCTCTCAATAAGTTTCGACCCCTCCCAAATTTCATATCCTGCCGGAAATTTTTCATCAACTTTGGCAAAACCTTCACTTGGATGCTCTCTCTGCCGATCAAACCAAATAACTTTTCGGTCAGATTTTTCATCAACCTTATTAGCAAAATTATTTGTGCCATACCAAGTGGTAGTAATCGTCAATATAAATATAAGTCCAATTGCTCCGTAATATCTGTAAGACCAACACTTAGAATTTTTGTCAAAACGCTCATTTGCATTTGTTTCTGCACAACCTTGATTGTAAATAACACTTGCAATCCCTTTATCATTTTTATTTTCAGTCATTTTTTTATTTTATCTCTTTTTTAGTGAGGTCTAGCTCCTCGTTGATAATTTAAAAAACATTCATTGTTTTATTTATTATATTTTACTCCTAATTTTTTTGCAGTTTCCTCAAAAATTTTATTAGTTCTAGCCATTGCTTCCGCAATAGACATGACGGCATCTGAGTTTGCTAACTCAGCGACCTCGTTTAAATCAGTAGCTTTACCAACAATTGGATCCTTTAAAGCCCTGGCACAAGCCAGGTTAATCCATTCATTACAACTCATACCAGCCTCCTTGGAGGCAACTTCAATTGCCTTCCAAAATGGGTCACTACACCTAAATGAGCGTAATGTTTTTTTAGGTTTTGGCATAAATTGTTAAACCTGGGGATAAGCCAAGTCTAATATCTAATTTTTTTTTGTTAAACATTAATCAGTACCGCGAACGGTTGATTCTTCTAATCCTTAGTAACAATGGGGTCAAATTAAATCTGTTAACAGCTTGTTAACTTTTAATGTTTAACATTGTGAATACTGTGAAAAATTAATGTTTGTGTTGTCATGTAAAACACGACTACAAAAGAAGGCATGAGCCAACTGCAAACAAAAAAGCACAAAACTAGGGGGTTTAGAGTGGATCCTCAGACAGACAGGCTCTTGAGGGATGGGGCTAAAGTTCACAAGGGTATGTCTAAATTTTTAAGAGCTGCAATTTTAAATTACTGGGGTCTGGGGGAAGAGCCTCCAAAAAATGAGCAAAAATGATTCACAACTTTTGCAAGAGCTACCTTCAGCGATTCGTAAAAGTTTCGCAGGACGGGAAGCAATCCCTAAACCATTACTGGAATGGATTGGACGCATTGCCCCCACATTTGAATATGCTTACACAACTAAGCAGTTTGCAGAATCTAAAGGTTACAGATCAATGACTTATGCTTTCACTAAAAAAGAATATATAATGATGGAGAAAGTGCTTGGTGACATTAGCGAACAGAATTGGATCCTGGTTAAGAATAAATACGGATTAGAAATTTGGGTAAAATGAATGATCAATTAAAACTAGATTGGAGTGCCTTAATATTTGATGGCTCAGATGTAAAGCAAGGCAGGGATAATTGCCGGCTTAAAGGGCAATTAAAAAGGGTTCACAAATGCATGATGGATGGTAAGTGGAGAACCCTGGGAGAGATCGAAGAGGTGACAGGAGATCCTCAATCATCAATTTCAGCACAGTTAAGAAATCTTCGTAAGCCACGTTTTGGAGGGCACGAAGTAGTAAAGCGTTATGTGGAAAGTGGTTTGTATCAATACCGTTTAAATGCCACTCGATAAAGAAGTTCAAATTTGGGAATACAAAATGAGATATTTAAAATCATACATAGTTTTTATAGTAGCAACATTAGCCATAATGTTTTGTTTAGGCTTTTTATTAGGGATACTTGGGGCATTTTTCGCAAGTTCCCCGCAAGCATTTCAAGCATCACTGCAAGCAGGATCAATACAGCTAATCATACAAATCATTTCAATAATAGTTGGATTTTATTGTTTTAGATATTCAGTACAAAAATTTATCGAATAAATAAAATATTATTATGAACAATGTAAATAAAAGCAAATTGGGTCAAGTTAGTTTCAGGATTTATCAGCATCATTTAGATTTGTTAAAAAATCTTAGTGAAAAGATCGGTTGTAATAGAACTAAAATAATTGAGTACATAATTGAAGTGATTGCAACACTGCCTGAAAGCGAATTGATAGAATTGGCAGAAGATTTTCGTTTAATTGAAGATCATTACGAAAAATCTAAGAACGCTGCCTTTAAACGAATTGCGTTTAAAAATTTAAGAAATAATGAATGATCAACAATTTTTTCGCAGAGAAGAAGCTGCAGAATTTTTAAGAGTCAGTCTATCAACAATAGATCGAATGCTTAAATGTGGTGACCTCAAAAAAACATATTTGAGGCCAAGAGTCCCACTGATAACACGGGCACAATTAGTAAAGCGTGTGAGACTTGGTGGATAAAATTCGGGACACCCTCAATTAAGAAGGTGCCCCTGGGTACAAGACAAGTTAGCACGAAGCTAACTGACGAAGAAAAAACTAACATGGGAAAAATAAGTAGTACAGGAGAAGCGAGTGCAACTGCAGAAGCTGGATCCTGGGAACAAGTAGAAGTAGGAATGCACGATGCTATATGCATCGATTGGTACCATATACCAGAATACAACGCTGGTGATTTTGGTGTACAAGAACGAATAGCAATTGATTTTATGGTTGGTCAAAAGACGGCTGACGGTGAGCCAATGACAATTCGCAAAACATATAATAACACTACATCTTCAAGTGGTAATCTTTATAAAGCATTAAAATCTTGGAGAGATGAAAAGCCTGTTGATTTTAGTGATTTTCATTTTGATAAATTAATCGGTGTCAAAGCTACAATTATGATTGATGACTTCACTCCTGAAAATGGTGGGGGCAAAAGAAGTTACATTTCTAAAATTAAGCCACCTAAAAAATCTAATGATTTAATTATTGATGCATCATTGAAACGCAAGTTGATGACTAAAATAGATGGTGAGTGGCAACTGGTGCCGGCTGAAGAAGTGTCAACTCCAACTCCCGCACCAGCTCCAAAGAAAACACAACCTCCAGCTCCTGCCCCTGCACCCCAGGTAGTAGAAGAGGAGGATGACGATGTCCCGTTTTAAACGAGAACGGACAACGACCTTTCCAAAAATTAGCGACGAAGATTTGAAGGATAGAGTGTATATTAATGAGCCTACATTTTTCGACATCGAAACCGGCCCTATGGATGCCGATGACTTGGAGCAATTCGTGCCAGATTTCGAGGCACCAAAGAACATCAAGGATGAAGAAAAAATTAACAAAGCCATCGATGCGAAACGCATCGCTTGGCTTGATAAGGCAGCACTCTCGCCACTCACAGGGCAAATCATTGCAATCGGTCTTCTCAGGGACGGGAAGTACACAATACTCGAAGGACGTGAGTCAGATATCATCAATGACTTTTGGACTTATTGGAGGAATTATGATCCACAGCCTTTTATTGGTTTTAATATTCGCAAGTTTGATTTGCCTTATATTATTCGCAGGGGTTTTCACTGTGGCGTTGACTATCCGCGAAATATTCTCCAGCAAAACAGATACTGGAGAGATAACATAATTGATCTAATGGATACCTGGGCATGTGGAATTTTTAACGAAACCATTTCCCTGGATAACTTCTGTAAGTTTTTAAAAATCAAAGGCAAGTCTGGTAACGGGAAACACTTTAGTGAGTTGTATAAAACTAATCCCGAAGCTGCTATCGATTATTTAAAGAACGATCTAAAAATAACTGAAAGAGTTTGGGAGAAAACGTGTGGGTAAAATTAATTCCAAAGCTAAAGGAAAAGCCAATGAGCTTAAAGCTGTTAACATACTCAAAGAGAATGGAATTGAAGCCAGACGTTCGCAGCAGTTCTGTGGTCGCAATCCCGATGCGAGTGATATTCTTACTCCAGAGTTTCCTAGCTTATACTGGGAGATCAAAGGAGTTGAATCTCTCTCTGTTCAAACAACGATGGAACGTGCCCGTGAAGACTGTGCGTCCAAGGATCCAGTACTTATATGGTTCAAGAACAGAAAGAAACCACTTGCGATAATTGAGTTCGATCATCTTATCAGACTTCTTAAAGACAATAAGCGTTTAAATGAATTGATTAATGGATGAGTGTAAACAACGTCTGCCACTTCCTGCACTTATGTCCAAACTTGGGTATGGTACAGAGTATCAGAAAGCATCATGTCGCTCTCCATTTCGTGATGAGAAAAATCCTTCTTTCGGAATCTTCCAGCATGATGGTAATTGGTTCTTTAAAGATCATGGCACTGATGAGTCTGGTGATGAGGTTACATTTATTGAACACGCATTAGGCTTATCTAATCGTGACGCTATTAAAAAATATAAGGAGCTTGCTGGCTGTGATACTCCCAGGGAAAAAAGTAAATACCTGGCTGAGTCCTGGGAACATCCCTGGAATGAATGCGTTAGACGTATAACTCAGAAAGAAATTGATGAGCTTGCTGAGTGGAGAGGTTATCGACCTGAGTTTTGTCAATGGCTAAAAGATTCCAGGTTAATAGGCTTAAAGGATGGCTTACTATCAATGCCTATCAGTATCGCTGAGATCAACCTGGGCAAATGGCAGTTTGAATTAATCACAGGCATACACCAGAGGCGTAAGGATGGTTCCTGGCGTATCTATGGAGGATCGATGGAACCTTTAGTTATTGAAGGATCCAAAACCCCTACACAACAATTTATATTTGAATCTCAATGGGATGCATTTGCTTTGATTGATGCACTTGGTGAGCAGAGAGATACCAGGATTATAATTACCAGGGGAGCAAGCAATGGTGGTTTAGTAATTCCTTTTAATTTAAAATTACCCACTACACTCATCATGCAAAATGATGAGGAGAAGAATGGTAAAGTCCCTGCAGAAGTGTGGGCTGACAAAGTGGAAGCCACACTAATCAAGGCACCTACCCGTAAATTATATCCACCTAAAGAATATAAGGATCTTAACGATTGGATCCGTGATATTAAGGGAGATGTAATTAGTGAATTAAATACCTGGCTAAATTCTAAGCCAGAAACTCAAAAAAAAAACGATAAGGTATGTTGGGACACTGCATTATTTTGGAATGCGGAGAAAGATCCCGATGCATTGCTTGGCAACAGATGGCTTTGCAAAGGTGGAAGTTGTCTGTGGATTGGAGGCAGTGGGATTGGGAAATCAGTTTTAAGCATCCAGGCTGCAATCACCTGGTCAATCCAAGCGTCATTTTTCGGGATAGAACCCTGGAAGGCTCTGAAGTCAACTATCATACAGTCGGAGAATGATTTTGGTGATGTAGCCGAGTCAATGCAGGGCATTGTTAAAGGGATGAGCTATGAGAAGCATATCGATACCATTAAAGAGAATGTAAATGTCTACACTGTAAATGGGCTGTACGGTCATTTATTTATTTCACGCTTAGAACAAATCATCGAGGAAGAGGAAACTGATCTAATTTGGATTGATAACCTTTTAAGCTACTTGGATGGAGAAGTGAACAGTCAACAAGACGTAATGGCCTTTCTAAACCCTTTAAGGGAATTGGCAATACAGAAGGGAGTAATCATTATGCTAATGCATCACACTGGTAAGCCTAAAACAGATACTAAATCAACAAGCAACTGGGGAGCAAATGAATGGGCTTATGCTGGCCTGGGATCCAGTGCATTAACCAATTGGGCCAGGGCAGTCATGGTTTTGGTGAGTCATTCTGGTGAAGACAAGAAATATAGCTTATATGCCACTAAGAGAGGCAATAGGACCGGTTTAAAGTCATTTACTGGAGAATACACAACTAAAATGCCACTTAAACATAGTAAATACGGTTTATGCTGGGAGGAAGATCTGGAAGTATTATGAATGATCGAGATTATGATAATGATGAATTAGAGACACCTAAATGGGAGTGTAAGAAGTGCGGTGAAGATTGTGATGATTGTAATTGTAAATAACTATGAATGAGAAAATCCATAAGGTTAGTGATAGCGGTCATAGTCATGCAGATGTTGGGCACCAATTTAAAATGGATTTAACATATAAAATTAGGCTCAAGGTTTTGAAAGGGTATTGGGATCCTACACCTAGCGAGTATCAAATGATTCGAGAGTATAAAAAGAGTGGATTATCTCCTGCTAAGTTTTTGAAAAAATATAAAAATTAATGAAAGTACACATTAACACTATTTATAAAGTATCAGTACAACACGCTATTAGATATATAAATTTTCATGATGTTTATCCTTCGGATTTAAACATCTACAACATACTTAAATTTCAGATGGATCATGCTGAAGATTGCGGGTTCCAAATACCTAGAAATTGGTCAAGGCAGAAGGGGATAAATAAGATAAAATATTTACTTAAAATTAAAGGATATAAGAATGAAAAAAATGAAGAGACTGGTGCTTTTTATATTCCTGGTAAATCTATGCGGATGCCATTCAATTGAATATAAGCATGAACCAAATGAAGATAGATTTAACAATCTTCGCCCCGCAGCCCTAGCGGAGCGGGCGAAGATAAACATGGGATAATGTATTTAATGGAATTGTTGGAAATTCAATTTTAACGACCTATGAAAAAACTTGTCAAGCTATCCCGTGTTAAACATTTTGCCCTCACTCTTTCCTGCCAAGTCCTGACCCTCTCAGGCAACTGTTACACGACGTTATGAAGAGTGAGGTGCTTTCCAAATGCCGGCTAGTCAGGTTGACAAAGATCATGCAAGACATTCTAAATTAATAGCGAGATGAGTAAGACTAAGTCAAATGTTGTCATATGCGATAACGGGAGACGCAATACCCACTTATCAAACAAGGATCCTGAGAAATACCAGGCTATTGTGGATGCATTGATAGAAGGGGATCTAAGTATGCCAGGGATCGCTGCAAAGTATGGTGTAGCGAAGGGCACCATCCAGCAAATAAAACATGACAATGCTGAGAAAATACCTGACTGGAGACAACGCACAGAGAAGGTATTGAGTGATACAGTTGTTAAGATGGCTAAAGATCTTGATAAGAATTTTGAGAAGATTCCACCCCAGAGTAAGGCGTTATCACTTGCTATCCTTTCTTCAAAATTGATGGAGATCCAGGGAAATAGTAATGGCCAGGTACATAAACACGTCCATATCCACAATCATGGAGCTGTAAATGATCTCCTGGCTGGATTAAGGGACAAGAATACTCCCGCTGATGGAATACGGGACGCTAATGTAAGTAACTGATTAATAATGATTTACCAATGCATTAAAATAAATGTCACCCCGTTTGTCACCCTGGGTACCCCATTTGATAGCCGGGTAGGGGGGAGGGGGTTAGGGATTTTTCTGTGGAAAAATGCAGGACGCATTATCCCATTTAAATTTTTTTCCAAAAAAGAGCCATGATTGAGCCAGAAAGAAACATCCCCGAAACTGATTTTGCTGATCAATTAGGTTTGCCCCGTGAGGAGTTAGCCAGGATCCGTAAGGGTGATAATTACTTACTTGGACATCATTGGGACAAGGATGGGGCAAAAATTGTTTGGCTACCTCGTGGCAAGGAGCTTCTCAGGGAGGAGCTTGGTCTTACTACCGGCCCTAAAATTGGTGATAAGGCCGCTGGCAGGGTTATCGCTGATTATTGCCCTAACCAGAGAATAATTAGGATGATTATAAATGACGAGAAAGAAGATGTTCAGTGCGATCCAATGGATAAGCCATTGCTGAAATCGCCGATGACAGTTCCGGTACAATATAGTGCAGCGGGTTGGAGGGTGGCTAGGAGTCCACGTTTGTAATGGATCGTGAAAGAGAGTTGGAAAGATTATTATTCAAAGTTATATGTCAGAATGAGGTTTTACAGTCTGAGCATATGAAATTAACGGGTGGAAGATATGTATTTGAGGAATGGATAGGTAATGAGTGTGTTGATTGCGATATTGAAGGCTATCCCAGCATTAAAAAGCCTGGGGGAGATGTTAGAGAGGAATATAAGGCGAGGAACAGTTGAAAAACGGCGTAAAAGGAAGATGGGCAAGGTTGATGCCGCGATTGCTGCTGCTTTGGTTAATGATTCTAAGCGGGTGCCTGTCAATGAGGTTGGACAAGACGGGAGAGCTGATGAGGAATCATCCAAAGGGGTTTAAGGATGCTGTTAATGCCAGTGCTGAGTCAGAGAAATTTGTTAGAGACGCATTGAAAGTGATTATTGATTTGGAAGCTAAATTAGAAAACCAATGAAACAGGGTTGGACACCTACAAAGCATCCAGTTTTGGAACTTCCCAGTGATGAGGAGCTTGCAAAGCTGGTTAAAAATAATGGTGAGGAAGCTGTTAGGGATTATTTGCTTAAAAGAGAGGAAAAGATCCGGTTGGAGCGGGAAAATCCTTTTGTCCACGGGTTTGAGCCTCCGCATTGGCATCGAGCCGATAAAGCATTGGAGAAGGTTGATGAATTATGTGTTTTAGGGGGTAACAGGGCGGGAAAATCTGAGTGGGCAGCAAAAAGGATGGTTGAACTGATGGTGAACATCCCAAATGCCAGGATTTGGTGCCTTCACACTACTTCGATGAGTTCAATCCAGATGCAGCAACCCTTGATCTGGAAATATGTGCCTAATTCATGGAAAGCGATAAAAAAGAGTAAACATTGTAATATAAATTTTGGCAGTAAAAGCGGATTTGCTATGAATGCTTGGTTAGGCCCGAATGGATCCATGATGACCTTTTTAAACTTCGCCCAGGAAAAAAGAGTGGTTGAAGGAGGGGAAATTACTGCTTGTTGGATTGATGAGGCTATTGATGAGCAGAGTTTGGATTGGATTGAGACATTACGTTATCGGTTGGTGACCAGGAGAGGCACAGAACCAGGTGGAGGTAAGATGCTTGTGACTTTTACCCCTATTACGGGATATTCTCCTGTGGTTAATGATTATTTAGCTGGGTCACAGATTACAGAGACAGAAGAGAGTGAATTATTGCCAGAACAAAATGTAAAAGGGGTTCCGGTAGGACATATGCCGGTTGAAGCGAAACATCCTTTTAAAAATTCAAGTGTAGTTTGGTTTCACACAAAACATAATCCTTACAACCCTTGGCCTCAGATGATCAAGCAGTTGGAGGGTAGGCCAAAGAGTGAAATAAAAATTAGGGCTTACGGTTGGGCAGATAACACCGCTGGAGCGATGTTCCCGCAATTTAATCGGCACAATATTATTCCTGCAAAAGATATCCCTAAAAAGGGCACTCGATACATGGCAATCGATCCTGGTCAGAATAAAAATTATTTCTTTGTGTGGTTATTGGTGGATCCAGAGGGGCGTAAGTTTGTTTATCGTGAATGGCCCGATATTGAGGTTGGAGAGTGGGCAACTCCAGGTGGAAAAGATGGTAAGGTAGGGATAGCCCAGAAACTTGATGTAGTGTTGGGGGTTGACCAGATAATCGAGATGGTAAATCGGTTGGAGGAAGGTGAGGAAATTTTTGAGAGATATATTGATCCGCGATTTGGAGCTTCCCAGGTTGTAGGCAAAGAAGGTGGGACTTCAATTATTGATTTGCTCAACTTTGCAGGGATGCACGTTGAGCCTAGTGCTGGGATTCGCATCGAGCAGGGAGTGGCTACGATTAATGAGTGGTTGAGTTACAATGAGAATGAACCCATCACAAAACTTAATGAGCCTAAACTGTATATAAGTGAGGAATGTCAGAATTTAATTTATTGCATGAACGAATGGAAAAATGTTGAGAAAGATGGTCCGACAAAGGATCCATGCGACACCCTCAGATATATTGCTGTTATGGATCCTTGTTACATGGACGCTGATGTACCAGCGGTAAGTGCGGGAGGTTCGTATTGAAAGAATATCCTCCACTATTAACAAAGAGTGAAGCATTAGAGCTTACGGGGTTGCAGCCACATTACCTGGATAGGTTGCGGAAGATGAATTTGGTGAAAGTATATAAACTGCAAGGCACTACAAGAAGGAGTGAATGCAGATATTACAAAAACGATTTGCTTAAACATTTAAAGATGGATGAGCAGGGAAACTACAAGGAATATGATTAATGAGTGAATACAAGGACAACTTGGCAAAGGCCGGCGATAAACCGGATGTATCAGAGTTGGTTAGCGAATTTCGCAGAGCCATCAGTGACGGTTATTCGTTAAACCGTTTAGCGGATAACGATGAAGTGCGTTATGCAAAATGGGATGGTCAAAGTACTGATGGAAAGAAGTACTCAAGCAATTTAAATGAAGGCAGCAAAGCGTTCCCGTTTGAAGGGGCACATGATGCCAGGGTTTTTCATGTTGATGAGGTGATTAATACTCAGTGCGATATTTTAATGACTTCATTAAAGCGAGCTACATTAAAAATTAGTGGCGTTGAAATGAATGATTCTCCGGTTGCATCAAATGCGATGACGTTAATGAACTGGGCAAAGAATAATGCACTGCATAATGAATTAAATCGTGAAGCAGAACACCTGGCACAATGGGGTCAGCAATACGGGTTGGCGGTGTTGTTTATAGCCTGGGAACAGGAAGATGGTTTAAAGCCGGTCAAGGTTAGTTTCGATGAGATGCTGGCAATGTCTGAAAATATTCCAGAGGATAATATACTGAGTGAACTGCCTTCATTAATAGAAAATGAAAGTGCAGAGGATCAAGCAGTAGATATTATGGTTGGCTTGGCTAATGTTGGAAGAGTTAAAGCAAGAAGAATGGTTAAGGAGTTAAGGACTAAAGGAGAAACCACAATTCCTGTCTCTTATCAAAAAACCAACAAGCCAAGTATTACTGCATTAAAATGTTTAGAAGATGTTTGTTGGCCACCAGAAACAAGTGGAAATGATTTGCAAAATGCCCGTGTGGTTTTTCGCCGCCAACTAATGACTGAGGTTGAGGTTAGAAGTAAAATAAAGACTGAGGGTTGGAGTCCAGATTTTGTAGAACAAATTTTAGCAACTGCAGGGAAGAGTTCAGCCTTTGAAGCGTTTGAGAGTACAATCAGTTCCTTCTCGATCAACAACGGGATACATGACAGAACAAATTTAATTGAAGTTGTGTATGCTTACACTCGGAGCCTGGACACTAATGGGATTCCTGCAATTTATTGTACGGTTATGTCTCCTTATGCGGATAATTCAAATAGCCAGGAACCACTTTATGGAAAACATTTTCTTATCGATTACGCTCATGGTCAAATGCCATTTGTTGTTTATCGTCGTGAAAATGTTCGGCGTAAAGTAACCGAGTCCAGGGGTATTGCAGAAATAAGTGAATCAGCACAGAGAGAATTAAAATCACAGATTGATTCTATTTATGATCATACAAGTTTTAGCACGTTACCTTCTCTCCTGGTAAACGCCAGGGTAGCCAATCGGTTTGGCCAGGTTGGTCCTGGTTCAACAATAACAGTCAACCGAATGGACGATGTTAAATGGTTGGACGCACCCCCAAAGGATCCTAATACAGCATTTACTTTTATTGAATTAGTTAAGCGTGAGCAGGACCGTTATTACGGATTTCCTAATGCGGGTAATTCACCGGAAGCAGCTACAGCAAAGCAGCAACGCAATGTAAACAATTGGCTTGGTACCTGGGCTGAAGTGTATAGGCAGATTTATCACTTATGCATTCAGTATATGACACCGGAAGAAATGATGCGGATTACTGGGACAGAGATGCCGATTGTTGATGAAATGATGAGCTTTGATTTTATCCTGCGATTTGATGTTGCTGAAGCAATGAACCCAGAGCTTGTTGAAAAAAGGTTACAAACAATTGCAAATTTTCTTGTGCCCCAGGATACGAGTGGAGTTTTGAGTCGTGATAAGCTCATAGAGTTTCAAACTCGTCTCATAGCTCCAGAGATGGCAGAGGATTTAATTGTTCCAAGGCAACAAGCTACAGAGAAGATCCGTAATGAGGTCAAGCAGGACGTTTCAATGATGATGAATGGAATTGAGCCTGGGATGATTCAAGATGCGGCAGATCCAACAGCAGGGATGCGTATGCAATTTTTGCAGGAGCTTACAGAGAGTAATCCAAAGATTCAGCAGAAGCTGGGTGGAGGTGGAGGCGTTGAAGGTGGTGAGGGTGGTGATGAATTGTTTGCTGCTATGTACCAGGCTTACGCTCAAAACCTACAATTCCAAATGCAACAGCAAGAAAACAAAACAATCGGCAGGACAGGAGTTGAGCCTGTTACTGGTAGTGCAGGATATTAATGGACGATAATAAGCCACAACTTGAATTAAGTGATGTTGCCCCGTTTGTCTTTAAAGAAGACAGCGAGGCAGACACTTTATTTAAAGCAATAATGGAAAACCTGGAAACGTGGATTGACACGGAAAGTGATGAAGCCATTTCACAGGATACTATTGGCGAGGCGAGAATCCACGCTTGTGGCAGAGTGTCAGCCGTCAAAGATTTGCGGTCACAGTTAAATCATTTACGGGAGCAAGCGAGTCTTCTGTAAAATTGGTTAAATGGTTGGGGAACCCCTGTCTTGTAAAAGGGACAGGGGTTTTTCATGTCTAATACTCTAAAATAATACAAAATAATAACACATTCAATTAGGGGCACTTGCGTGAACCCTTAAATTTCGTGCTAAATCTCCCGTGAAGGTTTCTTGGTTCCTCAAAAATCATGCCGCCCGTCTTGCAGGGCATTATAAAAAGTCATGGCACATAATAATAAAGCGGAGAGCGGAGTCGCTGAAGAAATTGCACCGTTAACAAGTGTGGGCGAATTCCTCGATGAGGATGGTTTAGCAGAGGCTTTAGGGCCAATGCTAAATCAAGAACCGGAGCCAAATTCACCGCCGCCCCAGGATGAAGATCTGGAGGCACCGGAAGAGGACAGTCCTTCTAATGAGGACAGTGAAGTTCTTTCTCAGGAAGAAGAAGTCGAAGAAGGCGATCAAGAAGTTGAAGAAGCGTCTTCTGGGGCACAGAAACGCATAGATAAGTTAACCCGTAATTGGCGTGAAGCTCAAGATACGGTGAAACACCAGGAAGAGAGGATTAGGCATTTGGAGAGTATGGCTAAAGATAATAATAGCCAGGTACGACCAAATCCAACATCTGATAATCCTTATGCGTATATGCAGTCTGCAGGAGAGGTTGAAAGCGAAGAACAATTGGTCGAGGAGTGGCTTGATTGGTGTGAGGACAATCCAGACGGTGGCGAAAGAGATGGAAAGGATTACACGGATGACGATGTTAAAAGCATTCGCAAGGCTTGCCGAAAGGCACAGTCAAGGCATTTGCCGGCACAACGTCAATATGTGGAAAAACTTTCTCAATTTAATTCGGTTGCTGAACAGATTTATCCTTTTTGGGCAAAGCCCTATAGCCAAGAGCATAAAGTAGCTCAAGATATGCTCAAGCAAGTCCCTGGTGTAATGAATGATCCTAGTTATAAAATTATAATTGGGGATGCTCTTTACGGAAGGGTTATGCGTGAGAAAATGGCGATGGAAATGAGAGGCAGAGGCAATAGGCAATCAGCTCCCAAAAAAGCACCACCGCAACCAGGTACTCCAAAAGCAAGTGTTCCAGCGGCAACCAGGCGTGACGGAGCAAATTCTAAAGCCTTACAAGATTTCTATTCCGATCAAGGTAGTGAAGACGCTTTGGCGAGATTATTCTCACAAGGTGCAGTAAAAATGGAATAAAATATTATGTCAGTAGGAACCTTAAAAATAACTGGGGCAACAGACCCTAAAGGAGCAAGAGAAGATTTAAGTAATCTTATCCGAACAGCGGACGTAGCAGAGACACCGTTCTTTGCAATGGCGAAAAAAACCACCGGCCCGAAAAACGTGCTTTTTCAGTGGCAGATGGATAAATACAATGCAGTAAGCAGAGCAACAGTTGCAGATGGCACAGATGTAAGTCTTGCGTCTAACTCAACTGATTTTACACCAACCAATACCCGTGCATTAGCTAAAAACTATGTACACGTTTCACAGCGTTCAACCCGTGTTGGCTTTTACACAAACGATATTCAAACAGTAGCCGGTGTCCCAAGCGAATTTGATCGCTCGATGGCTCGACGCACTTTTGAACTTCGTCGTGATATGGAATCTGTTTTGACCTCAAATCAAAATGGAAATTTCACAAGCAACACTGCAAAAACAAAAGCACTTGGTAGTTTTATTTCAGAAAATGGTAAGGCTAGTGCAAATGTTGGAGGTACTGGTGCTAACACAAATGATTCAGCTACAGATGTAGATAGTAACTTTCGTGTTACTGCAGGGACAACTGCTGCTACTTCAGTGCAAACCACAGTTACGTTGACTGAAACTGAAGTGCAAAATTTGCTTGAGTCAATTTATTCTCAAACAGGAACAAGTGGTGATTTTGACGGCATTATCGGAGTTGGTCTAAAGGGTAAGTTTACCAAACTAGCTGGTACTCACACGACAGCATTTACTGCTGCTGGAGCAAGGAACCTTCAAGTTAATCGTGAGCAAGATGATAATAGATTGATTTCTACAATCGATGTGTTCGTCGGAGATTTCGGTCGCGTCCGGTTACATCCAAGTACTTTTGTAGACGGTGATTTAGGTTCTGATGCTGGTAAAGCTGGTGGATATTTTCTTAATATGAATGGTGTTGAAATTAAATATCATACTCCACCTACAGCAATTAAACTAACGACTGATGGGGGTGGTCCTGCTGGGCTAGTTCGCAGTATCTACGGTTTGTGTGTTTACAACCCGCTAGAGCATGGTCGTTTCAGAACTGCTACCACATAATGGCTACAACTGGTTACGATCCTTTTTACGAAGGAATAATGTCAATGCCTGGGGATACTCTCCAGGCTTGCATTGATGAATTTCGCACTGGGTTTAATCGTGACCGTGTCATGGCAGAGACTAAGCATATTCGCTTGGGTCAAACTCATGCCAAGGAAGAATATAATTCTGTAGATGGTCTTGGCCAATTGCATTGCAGAATCCCCACAGAAGACTTCCATTACTATGGACAGATGTACGGTTATGACTGTTGGAATGACAAAGCATTTGTGGACAAATATGTAGAGTCCAATCCAGGTACGAAGGTCAATTGCGGAGGAACTAAAATGCAATTTGGTTACACCCCTTCAGATAGGAAAAAAGTTAAGTTTCATAAAACATACGGATGAAGACCTTGGACTTTTCAAGTGTGATTTATGGGGCTGCAACACTAGCTGGGCAGGACAGGGAAACCCTGCCCAGCTATTTCTTTCGCCAGGTGCGTGATCTTTGCGATATATCACTGCATGAAGCCTGGGACCAAGCTGATTGGCCAGAGTTGATAAGAGTATCAAGTCAGACTGTTACAGACAGTGGTGATTTAGAATATCTTACTTACCCAACTGATGCCGCTCAGATTATAAATGTTTGGAAATATCATCCGCGACAAAGAAGCAGTAATTCGTCTATCAATTACACACTTTACGATGATGGAGGGAATTCAAGCCCTGAGAAGATAGCAATATTTGATACTTCGGTTACTGGTACAGTTTATATTGAATACCGAAAAGCTCGCCCTTCATTAACGGGTGAAGTTTGGTCTTCTGATACAAATTATGCAGCCGGTGCCCAGGTATATTTTGAAGATACAGACAAGGTTGGAAATTTTTACACTGCTGGATCCGGTGGAGATGACCCTGCTTCAGGGCAATCACCATCAACTCATGCAGCTAAATGGACTAAATTAGAAATTCCAAAAATTTTCCAACCTTTTCTGATTCAGATGAGTTTTGCCGGCAACCTAAAGGCTAATGGCCAATTAGATGCCAGCACTGTTGAAGAAATAAAAGCCAGGGAATTCCTGGCAAAAGAAGTGGAACAATTGACCTCTATACAGAGGCAGCAATCTTCCATGAACGTGTTAACTTATTAAACAAAAGAATAATTATGGGTGGAACAGTAAGACAACAAGCAACAAGATGCACGACTACTGAGAGTAATACTTTAGCTGCAAACGATAGCCGGCAGCATTTAATTATTCAAAATGCAAATGGTGGTGCTGTTTATATTAATTTAGACGATGATACAACGCCTACAGAAGCTGCTTGTTCTTTAGAATTAATAGATTTGGAGTTTATTCAAATTCCTAATTTTACTGGTAGTGTTAAAACTAGTGGTAATAGTGACGTAAAAGTTCGCTTTTTGGAATTTGCTTAATTTATGGCACAAGACAATGACCAAATAAAACAATGGGTAGGCCAATTAGTTTCTGCAGTAACAAGGACACCGTTGCCTTTAGCAGAGCATCAAGCGGCCATTAATATCGGCAATGAAATTCTGAAACACTGTGGAGTTGAGATTCCGCAGAATGCAGTTAAACCTCAAGAAGAGGAAAAAGCCGAATAACAATATCCGGTCAGGGCAAAAATCCTGGCCGGTTTTTATAATTAAAAAATATTATGTTAAAAAGTAAAACGACCTGGACGGCTATAACTGGAATTGTAGCGGCCCTTTCTGGATATTTCACAGGCAGTCTTGAAATTGGTGCCGCAGTGAATCTTGCGTTCACCTCATTTATCGGATTGTTCGTTCGACATAAACTAGAGAAGGACTCTAAGGCTTAATCCCTTTAAGGGATCCATATTATGCCGGCGTTACCTCCATTAACGGATGGGGATCCTGGTTTTCGCGGAGTTAATTCGCGTTTGGATCCCTCCCTGGTTCCACCTTCTTTTTGTAGTTACGCGAAAAACAAACGCTTTCGAGA